GATCTCTGTTCTTCCATGTAAGCATGGTTTCCATAAGAAATGTATGGATTCAATGATCATGAACGATTATCACGAGTGTCCAGTATGTCGACATTCGTTTTGATCGGTGTATCGTTGCTAAAATTGATTTTCTTACAGTGGGTTCCCGTTTAATTGTAGGATCATAGACCATTACAACCAACCCAACCCCATTACCCATATAGAAATCATCACCCAACAGGTATTTTAATTATTTGTTCTTTTTTTTATGATTCGCAGATTGAAAATGGAAACAACTTCCCAATGGATCCCCGAGATGCCCGGGTACTACTACAACTGGATTGCCCCTCTTCAATCGTGGGGTGTGCGCTGGGTTCCTATCAAGGATACGTATTCGCCCCCGCAAATGGACGCCTCTGTGAAGTGGATCCACCTGTCTATCCCTGAAGGCGTGCACATCCTACCACTTTTGGGCGATGGTGCGATGCACTTGGATAAACTTGCTGGACGGATTGATGCCAAGTATATCTACTACCGACAAGATCTGGGAAAATTGGAGATCTGGGCTGAAGACATCACAAGTGCCATGACACAAGCCAGTATCTACCTGAATGGTCTCAAAAAGACCAAGAAGATTGTGAAGTTGATTCCACCATCTCTCTAAAGAAAAAACAAACAATATTTTTTTAATAAACAAAAAAATCATGATATTTTTAAAAATATCATGATTTATTTACAAAAAAATGATTTAAGAGTATAGAATAAATATTATAAAAATGAATTATTCAACATTTACTGAATCGTACGCAGCAGAAGACTTGAATAAAGTAGAACGAGTATCCTATGATATACCTACAGACATTGACCAATGGAAACAAATAGTATCCAATACTCCTGTGATTGTAATCTATTTATGGTCGGAAACGTGCCGTCCTTGTCTGTTGGTCCGTGATAAATTTGAGAGACTGGCAAAAGACCTCCAAAGTGAAAACATTTTATTTTTCAAAGATAATATTGATCTACCAACATCATTTCATAAACGTCAAGTAGAAGTTGTCCCCACTTTTTTCATTCTATCAGACGGGCACGAATTGAGACACCCTATCTATAAATCAATCCATAATGGGTGGAACGGACAATTAATGAGGGACACTATCACTTTTCACGCATCCGAATCACGTCTTTTACAAGAAAAAACACACCAAGCCGAATTACAAGAAAAAAATTCAGCCCCCAAGTTTTATTGTAGGAATAACGTGTGCTATATTCAAAGAGACGAATGAATGGTTTCCACAGCATTACTAAATGATTGAGCATTCCCGTTTCCGTGAAGGACACAAGGCATCGAACCAGTTTCACTCCGGATACGTTTCAGTGGTTCTAAAGAATAATGATCCACCCCCCACATACAATGGAATATTTCTTGGTTGTAATCCAGTTTGATGTTGAATTTTTCCTTGTCTTTTAAAAAGTATGTATGAAAACACCTTTGATCGTCGCTATGAGACGCGGATTGTCCTGTTGGTAGATCGCAGAAAAAATTGGATGGCATCGTCCCGAGTAAATCAGCGATGGCACCCGCATATCCAATGTACGTCCCAGAATTAATCCAACGGAACCTGTTTGGTGCTGTTGGGTACATACCGTCCATCTGCCGTCTTGTTTCATCTGAGAATTCCCAATTAGGCGCGAGATTGGTTTCTGTGCTGACTATAATGTTCGCGTTCATTTTTAAAAATTTCTCAATAATTTCTTCAGCGTGAACAAGAACATACGTATCATACGCGTCCAAGTGCATTAATATGTCATCCCTACGAAGGGATTGTGCTAAATTTAGTGTATGGAGCAATTTGATTTCGTAGCCAGTCCAATTCTCACCCACACCCTTTAGGTGCACTTTATAACCATTTTTATTATTTAAAGACCTGATAAGTCTATCAGTGCGCTTTGTATCTGTCGCAATCACGACCACGTGGAGTAGTTTAGGGGAGGGTTTTGCGAGTGCGTGTCTGTTTCGTATCAATAAAACAACAAGAAATATGAATAATACAAAAATAATGGTGAAATTTTTATAGAATACGCTCATTTATTATATAAAAATTAAATTATTTTTTATTCAACCATTTTGATAAGTGCTTTTATATCCTTTTACACGTTCGGCGTAATGAGATTTAACAACAGCCTTGACACCTTTGTTTCTAAGAAAAATCCTACCAAACTCCCATTCAAATCGGAGAGGCCATTGATGTGGATCCTCAATAAAATAAAAGTCTTGTGTGTTTTGCTGATAAAAGGATAAACGATTTATACTTGGACGCAGACTGAAAAGAGGCCACGTGTCAACATTTATATTATCAATCTCAAAGATAGATTTCAAATGTTTTGTCTGGGGTATTAACACAACAATATTATTTCCACGTTCTAATTGATGTTTAGGAGACACATCATCCAACCAATCAGCAGTCAATTGTAATTGGACAATGTCTTTATTCTCATTCATAGTTTCTATCAACTCAGGGAAAAATGTCTTCTTACACAACCACGTATCTTCCCAATGTATCCAATATTTATACCTTCCATCCAACAAATAATCCCTTATGAGTATATTTAATGAACGCGCCTGCCCTTGATCATTTCTATTTTTTTGTATGAAATGAATATCAGGAAAATTTTCAGCCATATAAGCTGTAAAAAAAGAACTATCTTGGTCGGAAGTCCATTCATTAATAATCACAAAAAGACAAGATTTAAATGTATTTTTTTGTTGAAGAGATTTTATAATATCAACGACATACTGAAAACGATTATGAAACCCCATTGTAGCGGTCATTGTCAAGATATATTCTTCATTTCTAACGAAGGAACGGAAATTTTCTTTACAAGTCAATAAAACAAAAATCAATATCACTACAAACAAGACAAATACAATTGTAAACGAGTAGATCATTTTTTATTATTATAATAAAAAAATATTATTTAAATATTTATAGACAATACTAATAAATGGTTAAAATAGTAAGAGATTTTTTTATAAAAGGAAACGATAAATCCGTATTTCAAACCCTATTAAAGCATTTACCCGATTATTTAAGAGAAATACCAGGGGATGAATATAATATTATAGAAGAAATCAGCAATGAAGAAGAAGAAAGGATTTATAGGAAAGCACAATTAAAAAGATTATCCACATTGAAGATGCTACCTGAGATTGTGAAAGACAATCTACCAAAAACTTTTATGGATATTACCACTAAATTAGTGGAAGAAATCATATTTGATGTCAAAAATACAAAGATGCAATTCCATATTGAGTGTGAGGACGCACAAATTTATAGCATCACAGGAACCACACAATTCATACCAATGTCGAATGATTTGACAAAAGCGACTACCGTGATCCATCTAACGATCCATAATTTAGAAAAATACATTAATAAAAACTTATACAATATAATTTTTCCTATATTGGAAAAAAAAATCCCTGAATTGTTTATTGACTATCAAAAAATAATGTATAATGATGTTTGGGCAAAATATAAACTCTTATCTAAAACAAGTAATAACGGAGTTACGAACAACAGCAATAAGAGCTATTTTTGATTTTCAACAAAGAGGACAACAAGTTTCTTACCGTTGGTCGTTCATCAGGATCCAACGACAAGCATTGTAATATCATAGTTCGGATAATTCGTTTAGTTCTGAATGAAAACGGTATCCATTCATGACGAGTATCATTATGTGTAATCAGTATTCCCGGTGATTTCATAATTGTATTTATCCGTTTTTCTTCCCATATTTCGTATAATATTAAACCTAATGACCAAATATCCATCTTATTGTCATATGGGGTGCCCCTGACGATTTCCGGTGACATATACCAATATGTCCCAATATTGAAAGTGTAAGATTTATTGTTGTCTATATTCGCATCTAAATTATTATCGCTAATGTGCAGGCGAAAAAAATCATTATGTAATTTTGACAACCCAAAATCAGTGATTTTAAGTGTCCCGTCATTCGTGATTAAAATATTGGAAGGTTTCAGGTCGCGGTGGATGACGGATTCAGGTCTTCTTTCGTGGAGGTAGATCAATGCTAATAATAGATCAGTCGTCCACTTGTATTTGGTTTTAAAACTGAAAGTTGCTAATTTCCAACAGGTCTTGCATAGAGAATGATTATGGTTGTTTTGAAAATGAACCAAATCGCGTAAAGGAAAATATTCTAAAATAATCTGGAATGGCTCTAATGTTATTCCTAAAATTTGGACGATATTGGGGTGGTGCATTTTGACTAAGATCGCAATCTCGCGTTGTAAATGCAGCGTCAGTCGTTCTTTTTCTTGGTGATTGGTTTCATTTTCATTTAATCGTTTCACCGCCACCAATAAACCCCTCCATTCACACAAATAAATTGTGAAACTGGGGCTTTTCCCTATAATAATCAGGTCGTTGTTGGGGGTTTCTTTCCTAAAATACCGTCCTTTTAACAAATAATCCCCATGGGCTTTTGTGCCGTCATTCATCTTGTATTGAGAATGCTTCAAGAAATGTAAATCTGTTGTATTGATTATCCAATCCTCCAGTTCCATTTTAATTTAATTACTTTTTAACTTTTTTCTTTTTAAAATCATTTTTTTTAATGATTTAAAGAAATAAGATAAAAGCAAATAAAATGAGCGAAACAACAATCATATTGAATATGATTGTCAAAAATGAGTCAAAGATCATTGAAAGGTGCTTGGATGCTGTAAATTGGGTGGATGGTCTTGTGATTAGCGATACCGGGTCTACAGATAACACAGAAGAAGTCATTGAGAACTGGCGCAAAGAAAATGGAAAGATAGGGACTGTTGTTCATAATCCTTGGAAGAATTTCGGGCACAATAGAACAGAAGCGCTTAATGAAGCGAAGAAATGGTGTGCTGACAATGGATTGGACTTAACAAAGACGTGGTTCCTGTTGATTGATGCTGATATGATTTTTCCAGGAAAATCATTGAGGGATGTCATCCACGAAGCCGATGTGTGGGATATTCAACAACAAAATCCAAGCATGATTTATTCAAACTTGAGGGCTGTGCGTGCGAGTATTGATATTATCTGTCGTTGCCCTACACACGAGTATTATGACATCCTTACACCAAACGCCGTGCGTAAAACATACAACGATCATGTGATCAATGATGTGGGTGATGGGGGTGCCAAATCAGATAAAGCCGAACGCGACATCCGTCTATTGAAGGAAGCCCTTGTCACCGAACCAAAAAATTGCAGGTACTGGTTTTATCTGGCAAATACCTATCGTGATATCCGCGATTTCAACAACGCTATTCTGGCTTATAATAGCAGGATTGAGGTAGGAGGGTGGTACGAAGAAACCTACCTGGCTATGGTGTATAAAGGAGATTGTCATTATGTTATCGGGCAAATCACAGAAG